CTTCCCGGCCAGCGTCTAGCCCGCTTTGAACTGGCCGATCATTGGCCGGCTGGCTGGCTGGATCCGTGGTAACATCGATGGCGCGGTCCTTTGCCCATGTAAGGGCTTGTTTTTTGTCCCATCCGTCGGCCAAGGCGTCGGCCGCGTCCCATCCTTTCGCTTTATCCTGGTCCCATCCGAGGGTTTTAATCCGCGCGGCGCCGGTGCCTCTCAACAATTCGATCATCTTCGCCGCCGCGCGATCGCCCGGCTCGTCGGCATCGGGCCAGATCAGAACAGACTTACCGTTGAGCGGATTCCAATTTGTGCGGTCGAGTGCGTTCGTTCCGCCGTTTGCCGTGACCGCGGGGATCCCGAGTAGCTTATATGCAGCATCGGCGGCCTTTTCACCTTCACACCAAACAACCTGAGCAGCGTCGCCTATGCGATCGAGGCCGTAGATAGTCCGGCCTTCCTCTCCAAATGACATATAAGTCCAGCCTTCGTGTCCGTCGGCACGTTGCGACCACATCACCGACGGCGTGATCTTGCCGCCGTCTTTCATATCCAAGCGCAGCACATAGCCAAGCAAGCGGCCGGCCGCGTCGCGATAGGGGAACACCATATCCGGCGCCCATTTTGGATAAGCCTTTTTTGTGTCCGGATCATCGGCGCGCCGCGGGTTGGTCAATTGAACCTCGACGCCCGGCTTGATCTCGCCGGCGTAATCCGGGACCGGCGTCACGCGGGTATATCCCTCGTATGGATCTACCTTTTTCGGGCGCTCTTTATTCAGCGTCACGTCGCCGGCGTCGATCTCCCCGCCGAGGATCTGGACCGCCTCTTTAAAGTCGCAAGAGTGCATTTCCATAACAAAATCGATGACGTCGCCACCTTTGCACGTCGAGAAGCAATAGAACCGGCCTTTATCATCCTCACAGTGGAATGATGGCGATCGCTCCGAGGCAAAGGGGGACAGCCCCCAATAGTCGTTTTTTGTGCGCGCGCGCAGTTTCACGTATCGCCCGACAATATCGCTGATCGGGATGCGTTTAATCTTATCGAGATCCATTTAAGTATCCGTAGCCAGGCGTTGAACAACAGCTTGCGAGGCGGCGCCGATCGACACCGGCCGCGGCGTAGTGGGGACGAGATCGACCGCATATCCCAGGGCTTCGCCCGCGCGGGCCAGGGCGCCGAAATTGGGCTCCGTTTGCAGCGTGAGGATCCGGGACCAGAACGAAAAGTCCATGCCGGCGGCGATCGACAATTCCTTTTTGGTCATGCCGCGGGCTAGGCGGATCCCGTCCAGCCGATCGATGATCTCTTGCGTCGTTTCGTGGCGCTTGGTCATGCCGGCAATTCCTTTTTGATCTGTCCGATCGCGTCGTTAAAGGCATCGGACATTCGATCACATTCTCGGCCGGCGTCTGAGGACGTCCCCAAAACCGATCGCAAGCCTCGGCGTTAAAGTTATCGGGATATGCCATTTGCGGCGCTCCTATCATTTGTGAGTAAGGTTCGCTTGCCGTTGCGCTCGACAAGGATCATTTCGCGGTTTGCTATGAGGCGCCCCCTAACTCTCGAACGTAGATATTTTTGTAACGCCATAAGATCGACACGCAGCCGATACGGTCCCGGCGAAACCAAAGGAAAGAGAACCCGCACCCGAAAGGCCGGGCCATGCCATAAACAAGCTGGCCGCGGTCGGTGCGGAATTCAAAAGCGAAGGTCCGGCGCTTCATTGCGTCCCCCCTTCGCCGCCGGCATTTGCAAAGCATAATAGCAATACGCTCCTCGAATTCGTTGATTAGTTTTTCCATTTGTTTGAAATCCCCATGTATCGGACGTTTACGATGGTCCCGCCGCTTGAACGGCGGAACCCGAATTTGCGAAGGATCTTATTGATCAGGCGTCGCATGATTTGAGAGCCAGCCGGTCTTGCTCGGCTTTCAAGATTGCCAGGTATTTCCGGGCCGATTTGACCTCGGCTAAAGCCTGTTTCATGGCGAACAGCCGTTGAGTAAGAACCGCCGGTTCACCCCGGCCGTTGACGTATTCCGGCAATGTCTCGCCTTCTTTGATCACGGCCGCCTTATCTGCCCGCGTGACCTTTGCGGATCCGTCGGACGTCGTCCCCATCCCGAGTTTCGTCGAGTTAAAGAACAAGATGTATTCTTTCGGATTGGCGGTCGCGATCGACTCGTTCAATTCCTCGATACAATCGTCGAGATCTTGAAACGGGTTTGCCTGAGTATTGATTGCGTTCATTCTGATATCCCCTTTCTAGGCTACGATTTTGAGAACGGTACGTTCGGCGCGCGCGTCGTTAATGTTGCGCCGGATCTGATCGATCGTGACCAACTCGACGTCGAGGCGATTTTGCGCGCTGATCAGCACGTCGCCCCAAACGCAAATGCCGAGCGCGTCGTTTTCGTCGATCGCGTCGCAGAACGCCTTGTACGAAACAGCAAGGCGCTTTGCCTCACGTCGCAATGTCTCAGGTAAGTTTTGCATGATATTCCTTCCGGTTTTTGGTCGACCCCATGCGACCTCAATTGTGATTATCTCTATCTTGGAGGATATGTCAATTGCGAAAATGCAAATAATTTATGGTTTTGCAATTTTTATTTTTATACAAACAAAGCCCCGGATGGCGACAAGGCGGCGTGCATGGAGATTTGGGCAAAGTGGCAACATCGTTTTGAGGATGGGGAGTTGCAGGCGTGAATGATTTATTTACGATGAGCGTCAGCAGCGCCAGCGGTAAGCGATGTCGATCCGCGTGGGACCACGTCAAAGGCGTACCCCTCGGCTATGCCACGCGCCACCGTCAATGCGATCAATGTGCGGTGCGCGCCAACGCACGGCAGCCCAAGCGATTGCGCCTCGTGATCGTCGGACGCCAATCCAATCTCGATGACTTCCGGCTCACCACCTCGCGCGCCACTTTGCGCCTCAATCTCTCTGACCGCCTCATCCGCAGCCGCGTCGATAGCGTCGGCAAGGTTAACCAATTCGCCCAAGACAGCATCAGGCGTACCGTTTCGGCCCGCAGACCACGACTTAACCGTGTCGATCCGCACGTCAAACAGATCGGCGGACTCTCGGTGAGAGAGCCCGCACACCTGACAGAGAAGCGAAAAGATGGTGGTCATAATTTAAGCAGCGCCGATCACAGCGACCATCACCGGCGGCTGCGGCGTCAACCACCAAACCTTGCCGCCCGGATGCGCACCCGGATCGCGGACCATGATTTGATTGTATGTGAACGGGCTCAAAACTGCATCACCGACGCTCGGGCGGTCCAGCGATTTAATCCAGCAATCGCCGAAATCACCTTCGCAAACCGTGATGCGCTCGCCGTCGTTGAGGCCGTCAACATAGGCGGCGTTGAGATATGCGACGCACTCCTCACGGGTGTCGAACGCGACGATCTCAGCATCTTCGTTGATGTAAGAACCTTCGTTGTCTGTGGTGGCATAAAACTTGGTCATTGTAGGTCTCCGGTACCTTTTGCGGTTGGCCAATCCATCCGCTTTGATGATCTCAATATACACCAATGGTGTATGACGTAAACGTGTTTTTTTGGGAGACGATGAATGACTGCACAGTCTGCAAAAGCACGTCGCCGGCGTCGATCTCCCCGCCGAGGATCTGGATCTAACCAAAATCTAACCGAGGGTTATGAGCGGGTTAAGACGCAAACCATTGAAAATAAAAGCGTATGTCGGATATTACGATATTACCGTTTTTTGTGTTTATAGATACATATACACATAAAGGCAGACACCTACCCGCACCCCTACATATCTCCCTCTATATATATATCTATAATTTAAGTTATATAGTTATATTAGTAAGATGGCTTTAAAACCAATGACTTACGTCTAACCCTGGGTGTTAGGAAAGTTAGATGCTGAAATACCTAAAAAAAAATAGCTTCCAGCCTCGTTTCGTGACATAAACAGCCTGTCCCTTCCGGGATTGTCCCCGCGCCGTCAGGTCAAACGTACCCCATGCGTTAAAATCAACCTGGCGGCGCACACCTCTTGCGAAAAAAAGAAAATTATGAGACAGTCCAATTCTTCACGGAAGGGATTGGCACATGCCTAAAGTCGGCACCGGATCACTCAATGTCAGACAAGCGCGCTTCGTCAATGAATACCTGATTGATTGTAATGCTACGCAGGCGGCTATTCGTTCGGGATACAGCGAGCACACTGCGAACGAGCAGGGGTCAAGATTGTTAGCCAATGTTAAGGTGGGGGCCGCTGTTAAGGTGGCGCTAGACGCAAGGGCCGCTGAGACCGGCTATACAGCCCGGTGGGTGCTTGAGCAGGCCGCTGACGTGTATAATGAAGCCAGAACAGAGAACGACCGCACAAGCGCCTTAAAAGCGCTCGACATATGCGGCAAGCACGTGGACGTGCAGGCGTTCAAAGATCGCGCCGAGATTACGGGCAAAGACGGAGGCCCAGTGATCCTATGGCCCAACATGAAGTCCACATAACAGCACCCGAGGTATTCTGGTCGCTTATGAAGCCAGGCCGGTATAAGGGCGCTCACGGCGGGAGAGGCAGTGCCAAGTCCCACACATTCGCGGAAATGCTCGTAGCCAACGCTTATATGGCGAAGGGATTTCGTGCCGTCTGCGTTCGTGAAGTGCAGAAATCATTGAAGGAATCAGCCAAGCGGCTCATTGAAGATAAGATCGAGTCGATGGGGTTAAGCGCTTATTTCAACGTACAGCAAGACCGCATCATAACACCCGGCAACGGCGTGATATTGTTTCAGGGTATGCAGGACCACACGGCGGACAGCATCAAGTCCCTTGAGGGCATGAACGTAGCGTGGTGCGAGGAATCGCAGAGCCTGTCCAGCCGCAGCCTTGAATTGCTACGCCCTACCATCAGAGCCCCTGGATCAGAGATATGGTTCACATGGAATCCCGACAACGCGTCCGATCCGGTAGATCAGCTACTGCGCGGTGAGGACTTGCCGCCGGGCGCTATCGTGGTCAGGGCAAACTATTCGGATAACCCATTTTTCCCTGACGAGCTTGAGCAAGAGCGCCTTTTCGATATGCGACACAAGCCTGAGCGTTATGCCCACATTTGGCTAGGCGAATACGCGCCATCCGCTGTTGGTGCAATATGGGACCGCAAGACACTGCACGAGAACCGTGTCACAGATGCTCCAGAGCTTGAGCGCATCGTTGTGGCAGTTGACCCCGCAATATCCAACGAGGCCCACTCAGACGAGCATGGCATTGTTGTCGCGGGTCTTTGCAATAACGAGGCATACATCATCGAAGATGGCAGCATGAAGGGTAATCCCCGCCAATGGGCAGTACGAGCGGTTGCTATGTTCGACAAGCACGAGGCGGACGCTATTGTGATCGAGCGCAACCAGGGCGGCGATATGTGCCGGCATACGCTGCAGAGCGTTAGGCCCGGCCTGCCGATCATCGAGGTCCACGCGACCAGAGGAAAACACGTGAGAGCCGAGCCTATCAGCGCAGAATACGCCATTGGTAAGGTGCATCACGTCGGCGTATTCCCTGAGCTTGAGCAGCAAATGTGCATGATGACTGCGAGCGGATACGACGGCGAGGGTTCGCCTGACCGCGTTGATGCGTTGGTGTGGGCGTTAACTGAGTTGTTCCCGCAGATGGTAAACAAAAAGCGCAAGCGCAAGCGGGACCACGCCGCGCCAACGAGTTGGATGGGTTAGGAAAAAGCTATGAGTGATTATTTTGATGATTATGTTAAAGATATTCCAGATGAGCAGCGGTTTAGCCCCAAAGCTGGGCCGCCAGAGGAACAACAGCAATTACGAGGGTTTCTCATTAATCATCCATGGCTTGAACAGATACAGGCGCAGATTAAAGATGAAACAGGTCAGAAAATCCCATTAGGGGGCTTGCTTACTGATATTATGGGTTCTGGCGATTACGATTATCAAAGGGCATACGATATTCGTGGCTCTGACATGTTCTCTATCGACCCTGGCACGAACACGCAGCACGGATGGAGCAGAGGCGAGGACGGCGAATGGCTGAAATCTCCGAACCATGGCACAGCATGGAAAGAGATATTCTGGAACGAAGCGGGGTATAGCCCTGACACTGCATGGAATAGCCCACACCCACCGTTGACACGGGCACAGGCATCCAAAGGATTACTCAGCACCAAGGAATAATACTTCCTGATAACACCCTTGTTACGGGGAATGTTACCAGTTTTCTTATTCTACACATTCATTTGGTAGTTTACATTGACCTGCCGTTCTGTTTAGCGTAAAACGTATATAACAAATTAAAGGTGTATAATGGACAAACTTCTCCTTGAGGCTAAAGAGGCGTTCAAAGCTTGCGTTGATTATGAATCAAATCAGCGTGAGATGTCTCGGCAGGAATACAGCTTTGCGCGTCTCGGGAATCAATGGCCCGAGGGAGTCCGCAAAGAGCGTGAGGCTGACAGCAGACCATGCTTGACCATTAACCGCCTGCCTTCATTCATTCGCCAGGTTGTTAACGACGCTCGGCAGAACAAGCCAGCCATTCGCACCATTCCCGTTGACGACAACGCAGACGTTGAAACGTCCGAAATCATCAATGGCCTTATCCGTAACATTGAGTACAGATCCGACGCAGGCGCAGCGTATGACACCGCAATTGAGTGGGCAGCGTCCAGCGGCCTTGGTTATTTTCGGATCAACGTGGACTATGTGTTCAATGACCAATTCGAGAAGGACATCACCATTGAGCGGGTTATGAACCCGATGTCCGTCTATGGAGACCCCGACAGCACCGCGGTTGATTCGTCTGATTGGAATAAGGCGTTCGTTACTGAGTGGATGCCGACAGACCAATTCAAAGAGACTTACCCGAACGCTGAGGAAGTTGACTGGGACTTCACAGACGCTCGAGACCGCCAAGAATGGTTTGAGGAAGACCACATCCTTATCGCTGAATATTGGAAGCGTGAGGAAGTCACGGACACCCTGCTTATGTTGTCTGACGGGCAGGTGATGTATCAAGAGGCATACGAGAACGGCAAGGAAATCTTTGATGCCCTCGGCATTGAGATTGAGTTCGAGCGCGAGACATCGACGCGCAAAGTCACACAGCACATCATGAACGGCCAGGAAATGCTTGAGGAAAACGAGTGGCAGGGCCAGTTCATTCCGATCATTCCGGTTTATGGCGAAGAGGTGGTGGACGATGGCAAGCGGTACTTCCACGGCCTAACGCACCAATCCCAAGACGCCCAACGCACTTACAACTATTGGCGCACGGCATCGACGGAGCTTGTCGCGCTTGCACCCAAGGCCCCTTGGGTGGGGGAGGAGGGTGCGTTTGATGCTGACGACAACTGGGCTACGGCCAACACCAAAAACCACCCATACCTAGAGGTATCACGCGGGCAGCAGTTGCCAGTGCGTCAGCCCTTCGCTGGTGTGCCAGCGGGCGCATTGCAAGAGGCCATTAATTCGTCCGACGATATCAAATCAATTTTGGGAAT